GTTAATAACGAGGGTGTATTAAGCCCTTTCTATACACGCAATGTGCATAGAGATTAGCCACCACAGCAGTTTCCCACTGCTGCCAAGACAGTCTATATCCGTTAGATAGGCTGTCTATAGGAATGTAATCCCAATTGGGACTACACTTCGGTTTAAGCTGGTACATCTTACGGTTATGCCTAACCATGATGTAGTCAGCGTCCAAAGCACTAGTGGGACTAGCCAACGTACCTTTCGATACGGCAACTAGCTCACCCCACAGGAAACTACAGAGCAATCCGTTAGGATTGACCGGTAGCTTCTTTAACCATCCAGGAGGTCGGACCTCCCCGCTGAAGATTAATAACCGACTAGCGCGACGAGTCCAGATACGATATCTGAACGAGCCGTTCCGGTCAGTCTTTGGTCTACAGAGTGCAAGTGGAACACGTACCCCTGAATCCATATTCTCGGTGAACGGCACAGGCAGTTGATAACGCCTGGGCAAATCATCGTAGAGAAGACGGACAGTATTCCTTAAGGGAATACCGGTGTACGCAGACCACTCGTTTAGTTGGTTAATAGCGACAAGATTGTCTTGAGGACCGTCCAGTTTACGAATGTGAACAGGACGAACAGGCTGGCCGTAAAACCAGTCTGCACCACAAGATTCTCGAAACGGTCCTTGTGAGAAGGACTTGCTGGTATTTATGGTAAATCCTAGCTTACCAAGGTAATGACAGACCCGGTCGTAGATAGAACTACGGCAGATCAAGTCATCACCGAAGCATGACCAGTTTCTACCACCACCGCCGTGATAAAACACGTCAGTGCATACCTTCAATACCGTACTAAATATGATAGTCTGCAATGGGAACGTAAAACCGTTGCCCATTGTACTCATCATAAATAAAGCGACTTCCTTTCTATCGATCAAGGTCGTGCGAGAACGGAGCTGTAAGAGTGTATCAAAGATCCACTCCGGCAGAATCCACTCACATAACCCTAAAGAGATAGAATCAGAAGCAGAGGACAGATCAATGGTAGCAAAGCTACCGTCAATTGACCCCTGTCTCGCCAGTCGATGATTTACAAGAGGCTGTATACTGAGGGAGATTCCGTAGAATTCCCTCAGGCGAGCCTCAAGTAGTGTTGCCAAACCTAACTGATAATATGAATTCAGTAGAGGTTCGACACAGATCATACGACTTGTACGATTCGTTTTTGGAACGAAGCTTGATCGAGAACCATTCACTATGAGAGGACCACCGAACTCGTCGTAGCGTTGGCATTCCGCATCGGACAAGCTGGGCAGTCTAGCAGCATAGTGCCTGTACATTTGATACAGGTATTCTGAAGTAGAAGACAACTGCGAGCAGAAGAACTTCCCGTAATAGGAAGTTCCCTCTGCAGCAACAGCAACCCCAGGTCCAGGTCTAGCGACTTCATTAAGGTCGTATAGATGACTGAGCAAGGGTACGCCAACAGGCGAGAAGAAGTCGTATAGAGTTTTACGGATTTCTCCGTAAATTAAACTATCTACTTCCCACTCACAAGTTGGGATCTTCCAACCACTACACCGGGTATTAGCCGACGTGAAACTTTCTAAAGCAACAGAATCTGCCTCCTTGGTATTCGTCGGGATCCATTTACGGATCACCGAGTACTTCAAGTAGTCAGACGCAAATTGCTTATAAGTGGTTCCGGGTGCAGGAACAGGTTCGAAAGACCCCGTCCCCGCATCAGGCAAATCAGAGCAAATGGTTTCATAAAGAACGTCAGGACTAAAGCCCATGAGGATCTCCTGAAATGTACCTGAAGGTGCTTAATGAGTATTGCTACTCAGGCACCCAAAGCGGCCGCCATCGTCGTGATCACTGCAATGACCCCTTTTCCAAGGAGTCCTGCCTTGCCCACAACGAGAGTAGTCGCGAGGATCGCACTGAAGTGTGATTTGAGCCATGTGAAAATCACATGACCCCCGTCACACAAGTGTCACCGATACCAGCGCTGATTTGGTTTAAAGCACCAATCAGCAAAGATATCATGGCACGCACATTAGGCGCGTCGTTCAGATCGGCACCGGCCGGAATCGACAGTTCCACAGACGCAGAAGCGACTTGTGGGACTTGATTCGTAAGGACGGTAACACCTTTCCGAACGTAAGCCTTATATACGTTCCTCGGTACATTCCCTAGTATACCGGTCACCGAGTTCAGCGAAGGCAACTGTCGAAGGACAGGAGGCTTACTGACAAGCAAGGTGAATGGACGAGTCGGGGTGGATGAAGTATCCACACCGGCCTGTGTACCGGTCAAACCGGACACAGCATACTGCTTCCCGTTGTTATTGGGAGCAGAATCGGCCACAAGGGTATACGCAGGAGTAGTAAATCCTGTTTGAGCTCCACCTGTAACGGGTGAAGTAACAGTCAATGACATAAACATTCTCCGGTTGTCTACATGGATAGCTAGAGCGTTTTTATGGCAGAAGCTATTTTGGATGTTATACTGAAGATTTGGGGACTAAAGGCGGCCATCATATTTACCCAGGGGGTTGCAGACGTCGGTATAGAAAATACAAACGTAGGCATAAGACCTGCTGGGGATATGAGAAACCGCTGGATAGTCTTCCATTTCAGTATAGCGTGACCGCCCTCGAGCTGCAAAGCATCATTATAACTGAGCCCGGCAAAGACATGCTGCTGCTTAGGATTAGTGGCAATGAGATCCGAAATGGATATCACTGTCTCGTCCCGAGTAGATTGGCATCCCCAAACCAGGTCAGAGTAACGCAATGCAGCAGCATCAATTATCTCTCTAATATTAGTGAAATAATTGACCATCCACGCATAAGGCATGATAGAGAACAGGGTAGGCGCCCACTGGTCCGGCAAAAGCCGGTTATCCTGAAGGACGCCTAGTTTCCCATCATCATTCACGCCAGTGCGTACAGCACCTCTCATCTGTTCGTAGTAAGTACTAGTCGTATGTACTTGCTGCTGCAGACCGAATATACTCATAAAGCCCACGTCAGTAGCATTTCTGCTAACGACAGAGCCAGAGTAAGCTTGGTGAGCCCTAGCCTGGACAGGAACCGAAGGGTTGCGTTTACGGTCACGAATGACCATATCTGCAACTATATCGGAAATGTCTTCGACAAAAGGAGCAACACCGAACTTGTATTCGAGGTAAGACTGTGTGATGGTGTTGTACAAGCTCGGACCTTTAAGTTTGCCGTACGGAACTTTCTTTAGCTTCGTAAGGTACTCTTGGGTCTTCGCTTGTATTCCAGCCATCGGATGAAGTGTGCTATGAACATCATGTTTAAAGTGACGTATGCTTCGGCCAGTGAGATTCTCACTGGACTGGGCAGCCGTCACCTCATCGATGAACTTAGCAATACAGCGGTTATGGACTAAGGTAACGATGTTGGACGGCGCGGCTGGGGCGGAGGGTAAAGGTGGCGTAAGCCACCCAGAACCAACGTAATCCCAAGACTGAGCCAAAGCACCACTAGCAGAGATACCCCTGCCAATACTATAACCAGACCAATAAGAATTTTCAACAGACACATCCGTACCGACAAATTGAGTCGTAGCGTTCGTGCCATGTCGAATTTGATCCTTATAGTGGGGGTTACCTACACCAGTACGAGATTTAGTCCCGACGTGGGTAGTAGAAGCAGGTTGATGGTGAACTCCTGTCTGAATACCATTCGTAGTTGTAAAACTAGTGAATGAACTCTCGCAGGAGGTCACGATACCAATCTGTTCAACAGTATTGACATTACGGACCAGAGAGAAGCGTTTACGCTTTAATTCCGGGTGAAACACCCGTTTTGGGCGTTTAGGCTTCTTTGGTCTATAATGAATCATTAGTGATGTCTCCAATAAAGTTATCTAAAGGTAGGTCCAGGGGTACGACCCCTATTTATACCCGTTAGAAGAAGGGACCCAAACAGGACTTCTAGTTTGATGTCAATGCGCCGAAGATAGTCTATAAAGACATTCTGCAGGATAGCATTGTAGGGTAATACCGTAATCCAAATGGGTACCGCCCATTAAGGGCATTTTTGAGTACTTATGTGGCGTTACGTTTACTTACACCTAAAAGAGACTTCTACACCTAAAACGACATTCTTTAACAGCTGGAACACAAAAGTGTGATAGCTCGCGAAGCTACCGATGAAGTTATGGTGCAGTTAGCAGGGAATTTACCTGTAAGCCTAACTAGAAGGGACCCGAAA